GGTGTTAACATCACGCTCCGCTGGGTAGATAGAAAATCTATTGTTCTTGAAGATGGCTTCATTGTGCATCGCCATATGATGGATGGTGACGCAATTTTATTCAATCGGCAGCCAACTTTGCACCGAATGAGTATGATGTGCCATATCGCAAGAATTATGAAAAAAGGTGATACTTTTAGAATGAATGTAGCCGATAAACTTGTGTCGGCAAAAGGGGGCGTGTAAAGCGTTCTACCCCCTAGTCTTTCCACCTTTTCCCTAACGGGTAAGGTGGAAAGGCGACGTCGCCAAATTGCTGGAAGTTCCTGAGAGCTTTTACTACCACTCTGATTCCGAAAGGTTTCAAGAGGACCACGATTAATTGTCGTATCCAAAGGTAAAAATGTAAAAGATTGGATAATCAGCAGCCAAGCCCCTAACCTCGTTATGGTAAGAGTATGGGGAAGGTTCAGAGAGTAGATGACGACGGGTTTCAAATGATGGTCTAACCAACCTGATGAGGCTCAAGGTGTATTCCGGCCTTACCAGAAATGGTAAGGAGTATGACGACAAAACCATACAATGCCGACTTTGATGGGGATAAACTTTAAAGCAAATTTATCTTGTCCCCAACATGCGACTGCTTGTTAAGTTGTAGATATTACTTAACAAGAAAAACAGTGTAAAATCTACTAATTCATAAGGAATGAATTATATATAATCGCATAGTCATATAATTAAACAGTATAAACATATCTTGCTAATATAAATAATAGTAATGGAACGTCTATTAGATAAAAATGAATTTCATAAAGTTATTGGTGAAATTTATAAAATAACAAACTTATTAACCAACAAATGTTATATCGGTCAAACCAGAAGTCATCGTTTAAATCATAATAAATATAGACCATTTGGACACATAGGAAGATTTAAAGATCATATTTGTGAAGCAACGCATTCAACTAAGGTCGGATGTAAATATTTGAACAGTGCTTTACTTAAATATGGGATTGAAAATTTTCATTGTGAACTACTTATTACTTGTAAAATTGATGAGCTTGACGACAATGAGGTCAAATATATCATTGATTTTAACTCAAAGTATCCAAATGGATATAATTTAACGGACGGTGGACAAACTCAAGGATATCTAAAAGGAAAGAAAATTATTTTAGATAATTCTGAAATAATGCTATGTTCTGAAATTAAACCATCAAATCCAAATCTAAAAAGAAGTGAATATACTAAAAATTTGATATCAAAGAGATTAATTGAATTTAAAAGTAATATTTCACACCGAAAAGAAATGATGGTAGTAGTTCAGAAACAGCATGAATCTAAGAGATTTGACAAATTTAAAAATATAATATTTGACGATACTAATTTAGATAAATATATTCACGTATTTCGTAATAACACATTAGGTTACGAATATGTTGAAATTAGTATTGGCAAAGTTAAAACAACATTTGTAGGGAAGTTTGAAACAATAGATGAAATAAAAAATAGAGCAAGAATATTTATGTTAGATTTAATTAAATGGCAACGTCGCCAAATTGCGGGAACTTTCTTAGAGCCTTCACTACCACTTGCATTTGGAAACATTTGTGAGGACCACGATTAATTGTCGTATCCAAAGGTAAAAATGTGAAGGATTGGATAATCCGCAGCCAAGCCCCTAACCTCGTTATGGTAAGAGTATGGGGAAGGTTCAGAGAGTAGATGGCGACGGGTCTCAAATGATGGTCTAACCAACCTGATGAGGCACAAGGTGTATTCCGGCCTTACCAGAAATGGTAAGGAAAAATTCAGCTGGAGATGAATTTACATATGTCACAAGACGCAGAAGCGGAGTCAGAGTTAAGAAATTTGGCAGCAGTGCCATACCAGATAATCAGTCCAGGAAACAATGCAGCTATTATAGGAATTTACCAAGATTCAATGCTTGGTTCATACCGTTTCACAAGAGAAAACATAAACTTCAGTCAAAAGGACGCAATGAATCTGTTGATGATGTTTAACAGAGTCAATCCGAAGGCATTACTGGAAGGAAAAGAAGCCGACGACAAGATTAGTAATTTTGAAATTTTGTCGCAGATTTTCCCGCCGATTTCGCTAAAAGTGAAGAATAAACAGTTCAATGATGAAACTGAGAAGTCATCAGATTCAAATAATATAGTAGAATTACAAAATGGAAAATATATTCGCGGCCAGATGGACAAGGGAATTTTAGGGTCAGGAACAAAGGGTCTAATACATCGTGTGTGCAATGGTTTTGGTAACATGGCAGCAGCGGATTTTATTGATGATTTGCAGAACATTATCACTGAATATATGAAACAAAGTTCATTCAGTGTCGGCATCAGCGATTTAATTACTGACGCTACAACCAACGCTAAAATCATCAGCATCATCACCGAGAAAAAGGCAGAGGTGAAAATGTTGATTGACCAAGTCAGAATTGGTGTATTTGAAAACAACTCTGGAAAATCAAATGAAGAGGAGTTTGAAACCAAAATCAATAACATTTTAGGAAAGGCGCAATCAGATGCAGGCAGAGTGTCTCTAAAGAATCTCAGCAAGGAGAACAGATTTGTCATTATGTTTAATTCAGGGTCAAAGGGTTCCGAAATCAATATTCAGCAAATGACAGCGTGTCTTGGTCAGCAAAATGTGGATGGAAAGCGAATTCCTTACGGATTTGAACACCGCACACTTCCCCACTTTGCTAAGTATGATGATTCACCAGCTGCTCGTGGATTCGTTGAAAGTTCATACATTAATGGATTATCTCCACAGGAAGTGTTCTTTCACGCTATGGGTGGCCGTGTTGGTCTCATTGATACTGCGGTTAAATCTGTTGTTAGCAACACTCCTATCATCATTATTGAAAATGGTGAACCCAGATACGTAGAAATCGGAAAGTGGATTGATAATAAATTAGACAACTGTTCCACACCAGAAAATATTCAACATTTCACGGAAAGACAAATGGAATTGTTAAACACAGAAAATATTTACATTCCAACCACAGATGAAAATGGCATCGTTACTTGGGGCGAAGTTACGGCTGTAACAAGACACGACCCTGGAACTGAGTTATACGAAATCAAGACATCTGGTGGTCGCTCTGTGATTGTGACTGAAAGCAAATCATTATTAATATGGAATGCGGAAACACAGAAATTAGTTGAAACATTGACTCCTGAAATTAAAATCGGAGATTGTGTTCCTGTTACAGCTGAATTATGTGAGCCGCCAATAATTAAGACTTGCATTGAGATTTCTGAATATTTGCCAAAATCGGAATACATATATGGCACAGAATTTAACACAGCTGTCAAGATGATGGGCAATGATATGGCTTCTTCTCCTAGTGGTTGGTGGGAAGAAAATAATGGTCAAAGTTTTACATTGCCATACAGTAATAAGGCATCTCTTCAGCGAACTGTTACTAGAAGCAATACAGATAATATAAAGTCAGGATTTGTTTACCCATATCATGCAGTTAGAAAAGCAACTTTACTCGCTGACCAATTTGACTTAAATGAAGAAAATGGAATATTCATTGGTTTATTCTTAGCGGAAGGCAACGCTTATAAAAATACAGTTACCATCACAAATTTAGATGACAATATTATCACATTTGTTCAAAACTGGTTTGATAAAAATTCAATTGAATGGACTGAGAGAAAACGTGTAAATCACATTGGCGGGGGAACGAGAACAATTACAGGAAATTCGTCTATACTGTCAACATTCTTGACAAAATTGCTCGGCAGTGGTGCAGCAAATAAGTATGTGCCTACTGAGGCATTCATTGCTCCGAAAATATTTGTTACAGGATTATTGAACGGATATTATTCTGGAGACGGTTCTATCAGTAAAAATTGTGTTGAAGTTGGTTCAGCCTCTCAGAGATTAATTGAAGGTATCTCTATGTTATGCAGCCGATTTGGAATCTTTGGAAAGATGTTTAAGACTCAATTAAAGGCAAACAATCTTGGAACCAAAAATATTAAACCCACTTACCGATTGTCAATTCGGGCGCAATGGGGTCAGAAATTTGCGGAATCGGTTCCATTGATTGACAATAAAAAGCAGGTTAAGCTGTCTAAAATTAAATGGAATATGGACCATCGTGGCTTCAAAACATACAATGACATTGTGCTTGATAAAATCGTGGAAATCAACATTGTTGGTGTTGAGAAATATCCCAAGGTTTACGATTTAACAATTCCATCCACATTAAACTTTGGTCTCGCAAATGGTCTGCAAGTAAGAGACACATCAACAACAGGGTATATCCAGCGCCGATTAATCAAAGGTTTGGAGGATTTGATGGTCAATTACGATATGACTGTGAGAACGAATAAAGGCAAAATTGTGCAATTCTCTTACGGCGATGACTCCATTGACACCATAAAGGTGGAGAATCAGGAAATATATTTGGTTGAGATGAATATGCAAGACATTTACGCTCACTTTAATATTCTGGATGACAAAGTGGAGACAAAAGGACTATCTGTTATGTTTGTAAAGGGAGCATTTGCTCGTATGAAAAAGCAGACTGAAGCGACAAATGCAAAGTTGAAATTTTACACGGAATATATGGTTGTCAGCCGAAACAATATTATCAAGAACATTTTCAACTTCAGGTCAGACAAAGTGGTGCGAGTTCCTGTGGCGTTTATGTATATCATTAAAAACGTAATGGGTCAGCAAAATCTCAACTCAAACTCATTGGTTGACATCACAATGCTTGAAGCGCTTGAGCTAATTGAAGATGCATTTGGTATCTTGCAAAAGATTCACTTTGCGCCTCCAACTGAGCTATTCAAAGTTCTATATTACTTCTATCTGTCGCCCAAAGACCTCCTTATTAATAAGCGGTTCAACAAGAAGGCACTGGATATTCTATTGGAGACCATCATTCTGGATTATAAACGCGCAATTGTTGCACCTGGTGAAATGGTGGGGATGATTGCGGCGCAGAGCATTGGAGAGCCGACAACACAAATGTCTCAACCGTTTTGTGAGCATATTAGGTGTGCGAAAATAAATAAAATTTCAAAAATGATTTCTATGGTCTCAGGACCAATCGGAGAAATGTGTGATACTCTTATTGGCGAAAATCCGGATTACACATTCAACACTGGTCACGTAGACAGCGTGGAGACATTATTGGATGCATTAGAAGACGAGTATTATATTATTGGAGTAGATGGCGAAGAGAAAACGCATTGGAACAAAATTTCACACGTCAGTCGGCATCCAGTTAATGGCAATCTAATGAAGGCGACAACCAAGAGTGGAAGAATCGTAACAACTACATTAAGTCATTCACATTTGATTCGTGATAATCAAACAGTTGTTCCAATTGTTGGTGCGGACCTTAAAGAAGGAATGCGAATTCCAGTTGCAAAACACATTGATAACACATTTGTAAATGAGTTTGTTGAAATTGGAAATCAAGAATACAA